GGTCAGCAAGTCTGCTGTCCTCGGTGCGATGTTTGGTCAAGGAGCTAAAGGTCTTGTTAAGTATGCTGAGGGGATGGGGGTCACGCTGACTGAGGGGCAAGCCAAGACCGCAGTAGAAAATTACCGCAGTTCATATTCGCGAGTGAGGGATTTGTGGACTGCATGCGAAACAGCAGCGATTGCTGCAGTAGAAAATCCCGGTAACCCGTTTGCGGCATACCGGCATATTGTGATGAAGGTTGCAAAAAATGCATTGTGGATGCGACTACCAAGTGGCAGACTAATTTGCTGGCAACGGCCAGAGCTCGAGCTGCTCACCACTCCATGGGGGGTTCAGAAACGAGGCGTTACCATCCATAGTCAGAATACTTTCACTCGGCAGTGGAGCCGTAATGCTCTCATAGGATCCTCCATTTTCCAAAGTGCAGTGCAGGGTACCGCCAGAGACTTCTTGGCACACGCTATGCTGCGGCTCGATAGTGAGGGTTATGATATCATTAACAGCATACACGATGAAGTACTCCTGTTAGTCGATGAAGCAAAGGGAGATGCTGCGTTAGATGATGTGGTGCGGATTATGACCACACCACCAAGTTGGGCGCCTGACTTTCCACTAGCCGCAGAGGGCTGGGTAGGCAAGCGCTATCGGAAGTGATTACTTCTTTTTCTTTTTAAGGGTGGTTAAACCACCCTTTGCTTTTCCTTCAACCGTTTCTATAGTGCGGTTTACAGCTGGGGCGAGCAAAGACAATCCAGTACCGATTGCTCTTAGCTTTGGAGGTAACTTTTTAATGTATGGAGCAGCACCACCAACTATTCCCGTTGCAGATAAACCTGCTTGACCATAGTCATCTTCTTTAAGCTGGTTAGCAAGGTCCATTGCGTTGTAACCAAGCGTTGCGCCGGTTATTGCTTTAGTAGTGCCGAGCTTGTTAGGCAGAGCAAACTTCTTTTCCTGAGCCAAAGCATTTTTTTGTTTTAAATAATCTTGATATTTTGATGCGTACTCAGCTTGTGCTTGATCGTGCAACAATTTCTCTTGTGCAAAAACACGAGCTCTTACTTTGTCATCTGCTTCACGCTGAGCTGCTGCGGCTAAAATTTCATCAGGGCTAAAAGGCCCCTTCATTTTACTAGTTATTTTTCCCGAGCCACGAGGACCTTGTTGCTCATTTTGATGCGCAAGAACTTCTTCCTGAGTTAGTCCAGGACCAGAACCGTATCCTGTTTTAGCCATATACTTTTGACCAGGAGCAAAATACTCTTTAGGTGGCGCTGTCGGAGCAACTGGTTCTACTAACCCTTTTTCTGGAGCCAAATTCTCAAGTGCTTTAACTAGTTTAAGACCTTTTGAACTAAATCCTGCAGCACCACCAGCAATTGCCCCGGCTCCAGCAACGTTTAATGGATCATTTCTAGTAGCCAATGCCTCTTCAGATAGTTGCACATTTTGATTTTGAGCAACATCATTCTCATCAGCCAAATGTAATAAAATATCATCTGGTAAATTTGAATAATCTTTGTTAGCAATAGCCTGTAACTGTTCATCAGTTAACTTGGAATAATCCAATGCCATTATTGGTTTCCTTTAGCTTTTTTACGGCGCTCTAATTCTGCCCTTGCATCATTTTGCGAATTTGATTTTTTGCTAGGATTAACTTCTTCAAGGCCATCTTTACCTATTTTTAAATATTCAGGCAATTCTGAAGCAATTTTTTCTTGTGTTGCTTTAGCCAAGGCTTTGTATTCAGGACTAGTTTCAAACTTTTCAAAGTTTGCCATTGCACCACCATTTTTTGGAGCCCATTGATTATACAATTCAGCCCTAGCCTTATTAAATAAAGCGGCTTCTTTAATTAACTTAGCATTAATAATGTTTGTTTCTGCAGTATTATATTCACTAACGTTTTTAGCGTTAGCTGCCATGTTTTCAAGGCCGATACCCATACGAGCGCCTTTAAATACGTTTGCTGCAAAGTCAATACCTAATTGTTTAGATGCTCCAACAATAGCCTCTCTTGCTTTAATAGTAGGTTCGTCTTGAAATGAAGCATAAATATCTTCAGCTTTTGCTTTATCCATTTTAGGGACTATGGCACCTGCAGTTGTTACTAAAAAATTTGCACCTGTTCTGCCTTTACCAATTCCTGTAGATTCTGGAAAGTTAGTATTTGCAGCAATAACAGTATCAGCAGATTTTACAGTTTGATCCGTTTGGTCAGCCAATTCAAACATTTTAGCGCGACGTTCACCCGCTGCAGTAGATGCTTTTTCGGGACCTTTGCTTGCAATTTCTACTTCTCTTTTTTGAGATTCTTCCCAATTTTTTAAATTTTGTAAATCTTGAGCTCGGTTACCTGTAGATGGTGGAGGGCCTGATGTAACTGCTGTTGCCGAAACGGTTTGTGCTGGGGCTTTTGTTAAAATGCCACCAATATATTTAGTTGGATCTTTATCTCTAAAACCACCGTAAGCAGCCAGCGCCAATTCTTTACTACCTAGTTCTTTAGTAAGTCTGTTCAGTTCAGAACGTGCAATCTCACGGGATTGTTTTTCATCAAACGGATTAAATGCAATACCGCGTTGGTGTAAACTTTGAACTGTTTCTGGCATAAACTGATAGCGACCCATTGCCTTTGTATCTTTATTAAGAGCAAAAGGATCTTTACCACTTTCTGTGGAAGCTAAACGATTTAATTCATCATCAGTAAACTCACCAGAAGTGGTTCCCAATTTATTTGCCATTTGCGCAGCAGAAGTATTTAAATATTTAGATTGCCCAACAGTAGGAGCGCCAGTAACTTTAGTGCCTGTATCTGTTGTAGTAGGAACCCCACCTGTAATTGGCACATAACTATAACGGTCAGGGTTACGCATTGCTTCTATGGCAGGAACGGTAGTTAGTTGACCAGTTTTTTTGTCGTACAACTTGGCTTCTTGACTATAGCTTTCAGCACGACCGGCTGTTTCAATATCTTTATGAATTTGTGTCTTAGCCCAATCATCATAAATAGCTTGAGCACCGGCACGATCCTTCATTCTTCGCTTTTGTGCCATTTGTTTAAGAATTAAATCAGGAACCGGTTGTCCGCTAGGACCAATAACTTGACCACCTTGGGGTTGTTGAGCAGCAGATGCCGTCTCTGGTTTTGCAACTCCCATTAATTCATCTAAACCAACATCTTGCTTTTCGGCCATTTCTTGAGCAGAACGTAAAGCTGCCATATCAGAACGCATTCTAAATAGTTCTTGTGCCTCTGCCATTTTTTGTCGGTCGCGTAAATTAATTGCTTCCGTCGGCCCACGAAATCCACCAGAACCAGCTGCGGATGCATCTTTTAACCCACTCAATAGCAAACTCAATGGGCTCGAACGCTGATCAACCATCTCCTGCATTCTAGCTAATAGACTTGCAGTTTCTTCTTTACCTAATGGAATATTACCAACGGGAGAGTATCCACCCCTTGGGTCTCTTTTAACTAAAGCACTAGCTTCCGAGCCAGTTGGAGTAGCACTTAATGGTGCTATGTTTTCATTTTCTCCCATAATTAAATTTTCTCTCCAGGAATTAGGGGCGCCACATAATTAGGATTAGTATTTTCGATTAAACCAACATCCCTATTATCTAAATTTGGATCTGCATTTGGAATGTAAGTACCAGATGGGCCACCGCCAAATATACTATCCCACAAGCTGGAAATAGTTGTGCCTGGTCTGATTTGATTTAAGAAAGCGTTTAGGCCTGATGCACCGCCTTGCAATGCGCCACCAGCGGCAATCAGTTGATTTAATGGCGATACTTGAGAAGAACTAGTTTCTGTTGTAGGTACGGAACCCATACCAGCAATCGTTTTACCTAATCCAGATGCTGCAGCAAACGGCGCTGCCATTTGTAAATTGCTTAAATTAGTAGCTGTTGAGCCATATTGCGAACCAACGTTACCCATACCAATACCAGCCTGAACGCCAGTCTGTTGGTTTTGAAGAGCCGCTTGATTTTGTGCAGTAAACAACTGAGCCTGTGCGTCAGCCAATGCTTTATCAGCCGCAGTCTGTGAACGCAAGCTACCATACTGACCAGTACCAATTCCAGTAGCAGTTGGTTGCGCCATAATATTAGGCGCTAGTTGTTGCAGTTGTTGATTTTGTGCTTGAAACAAACCACCTAAAGCTGTATTAGGATTTGGAGCAACGTTGTATCCTGTTGGTTGGCCTTGATATTTTGTGCCAGGGAAACCCATATCATCACCCATATCGCCGCCGCCACCTACAAAACCCGCCCCACTTTGCATTTGAGCAGATTGCGGTGTCACAATCCAAGGGTTGGCAGCACCAGAGGCAATTTGACCTAAAGTTGTTTGCGCTTGAGTAAACGGATTTTGAGGACCACTAAGCTGATTAATAGCACCTTGTGCTGTTGTGTTTTGTAATTGAGGTACATTACCGGCGGCGTTAGTTGCCATATTAACAACATTTTGCTGCGCCGTATTCATCCATGACGGCAGCGTTGTCGCTTTAGTTTCGGTATTTGCTATGAGGTTACTTAAGCCTGCCATAATTATGCTCTTTTCCGTGCTTGTGCCAAATAATCTAGTGGGCCTTTACTTTTTGGCGGTAGTTCATCTGGTTTGTTACTGTGGTTATCTTCTCTAACAACTGATAAAAATTCATCTAATACATGCGCCCCGGCGTCATTGCTGCCGTTGCCTAATGCTGCTACAACGTCGGCGGGAATAACAAACTCGCCGTTTGCTAACATGGCAGCAACGTCGTCTGATGTGCCATCGCCGTCACCCTTAACGTAACGGTTTTCCATACCACCTTCGCTGTAGAAAGATGGATTGTGTTCTTGATACTCACCACCCATAGCATAACCACCAGCTGCAAATGGTTGGGGTTGAGGTTGTTGAGCAGTTAATGCTGTATTTGTTGGAACGTTATAAAGTTCAGGGTTAACTTTTGAAACAATGTCTAATGAATAATTAGGATTAGTAGCCGTCAACCCCGGAGTAAGCTCCATGCCAGTAGAAGGTTTTGTATTAGATTGATTTGCAAAAGATAAACCACCTTGACCAACAGGCTTAAATCCTGTTTTACCCATCAAAGCATTAGTAGCTGGAGCTAATAAACTATTGAGCGCTTTATTAGCAAGGGTAGATCCAATTTTTTTAGTTACTGGATTGTTTAGTGCATCTTTCCAATTAATTGGATCTGCAGGAGCATTTGTGGAACTAATAGGATTACCAGATGAGTCTAAAGTAATTGTTGAACCATCATCAAATGTTTGGACAATATTACCATCGGCATTTGTTGTAAACCCCGGAGTATCTTTTACTAGGTCAGCAAAATCTAAACCGCCTGTTTGTGATTTTGCGTATGCTTCTGCAGCAGTATCGGCCGCTGAAACATCGGGAATACCTGTGGGGCCCACAAGATCCGATAAAGAAACTACCTCACCGGTTGTAGCATCTATAGGAGGAATATCTAAAGTTGCGGAAGCAATTTCAGGAGAAACACCCATTGATTCGGCAAACGCCATAACCTCTGGAGCGTAAGCCAATGCCAAACCACCCCCGGTAAGGGCGCCAACAGTTATCCAGCCACCTGGCAATTCTTTGTTAACAAATTGATCTACAGACTCACCAATATCACCAATTGCCGGTCCTGGATCGATACTAGCTAAAGTGTCCCCAACAAATCCACCGCACATATTTATTTTTCCAAATGTTTAACTGTATTAAAACCCACAGTTTTATATCCGAGTCGATTATAAAATTGCTGAGTCTTTTCTATATTCACTGCTGTTGTCTGACCAATACAAACATCGATTATATTATTTTCTTTAGCCCAATCTTCTAATCTGACTAGTAACTTAATTGCCGTTCTTGAACCTCTGTGCTGCGGAACAACATAAAACCCTATATCACAAACACGCATTTTGTTGCTAAAAAAATATGGGCTTTTTATTCCTGCTAAAAACCCAATAATTTTGTTTTCTTTAGTTGCTATAAAAATAGCAACACTTGGATTTTTATGAATTTTCCAGATGATTTCTCGTTCTGGTTTTGCATCTTTAAACTCTGCTTCTGACACCATAGATTCAACCAGTTCAAAGAACTCGTCAAACTGTTTGTCTGAAAGTTTATCTATTGTCATGCATATAATAATGCAAACAATCAAGGGTTTACGCCCTTTTTATCTACTAGGACCGTTGATAATATTGGTAAATTCCATAGCCCATTCTTGCCAAGTAGCATAGGTGCTTGGGTTTGGAACTGGGTAAGTACCAAAAGTTTCAGATAGAACAATATTCATCGCCCCGTCTTTCCAGGTTTCTTCTGGTGAAAACTCAATATTCTTTTGGCCGTAATAAATAGCCACATTGCCGTTCCATTCTTCCCAAGTCATGTAGTCAGGAAGACATGGGAAGAACGACTGAAAATTAGGGTCGTTCGTCGCCATATTCTGCAGTGATTAAGTTACGCCCCATCTCGTAGTTACCATCAATTGTGTTAGATTCAAACTTCAATCTAACCAATCTATGCTCTACTCGAAGGTCAATTTTACCGGTATCTGGGCTAAAATAATACGGCCCAGAGGTTTCTTCAAAAGGCCCCGATGCAAATTTACGACCCAATATGGTCATAGACATAACACCGTTTTGTAAAAAGTTTGGCTCAACTCGGCGTAAATGCATACGACGATTAATACCCTGCAAAGCATTTTGACTTGGATTACCAGTTAGCCAACTAATGTCACAGGTAGTAATGCTTGAATACACCGCAGTTTCACCAAGTAAACCAATTTGATTATAACCATATTCATGTTGCCAAATATTAAAACCACCCTCAATAAAATATACTGCGGTGCCTGTTTTTACAAAATCTGGAAAATTAGTTTTACAAGTAACTAAGGTTGCTCCAGGTGCTCCGATAGTTTCATTAAATATAAACTCACTTGCGGATACTAAATATGTATTATTAAAACTATCTACTGAATTAAAACACAATGAGGCACCAGGTCTAAATAACGGAGTTTGATCTCCTGATAAATAAATTTGGTTTTGACCTGCATTGGGTTGCCCAGCAGGTGTTTCTATTGTAAACTGAACTGCACTAAAAATAGGATTATAATTCCAATCAGCCCAAATAGGAGTTGGAAAAATTTCTGTAGTATACCCACAGGAACGCTGACTACCTACCGCTTGACCGGCGTCATACCACAAGTTATCTTTTACGTTATAGATAATAGCATCAGTACATTCAGTAGCGGTGCCTCTAGGGTAAAAGAACCAAATCTCGTTGTAACGGGGCACTTTAGTTGCCCATACTTTTTGACGTTGTGAGTAGTTTAAATTATCAAAAAGATAGTTTACGTTCTTGTCATTTGGAAGTACTTTAACGCCGCCGTTGTATAGATAAAATCTATCAACACCCATCCAGTAATAAATACTATCCATTTCTGCAATAGCATTAGATGACATAATAGAAATTTGGCTGGATATAATATCATACGTCCAGTAAATACTAGTTGCTTGCGAATTAAAAGAAACACGAATTAAGCTATCTGTTGCCCAAAACAACCCAGATGGTGAACTAGTACCACCCCGCATCGGCATACCCTTAACAATTTTGGATGACGATACGTTATTTTGGTTAGCTAATGGGCCATTCCAATCGTAAAAGTTTCTATCAAAGTATGTACTACTTACATTGTTGTTTGCAATAAAACCATCTGACCCATATACAAAAATAAATGGATACAATACACATACACCACCATCAACACTAATAGGCTTATAAGTAGGGTTTTGCCCTTGACTATCTGATAGTCCAGTAAATGTCCAATTATAAGTGTTATCCGGTAAAATATTCCCAACTAATACTTGGGAAGGAGCACTGTTATCAATGTTAAGTAAATTTTTACCTGGGTGTGCAAAGATAGATAAATTATTACCTTGTGGGCTAAACTGAGCATCAAACTGCCAGGTATTTACATAAGGACCGTTTTCCGGATCGGGTGTAAACACCGGCTGATTATCTAAATAAACCGTTGTTGGTGTGCCTGCAATAAGACCAGTAGATATTGCTACTAGCGTATTTGGTGAAGAATATATAGAACCGCTTACAGTACAAACCGTAGCTGTATCACTTTGTTCAAATATAACTTTTGTACCTGCAGGAAACACTGAAGTTAAATTACCAGCAACAGTAAATGTATCTTGCGTATTTGACACTAAACTTACAAATGCAGTACCCGGTAATATTTTAGCAACATATGGGCCACTACCAGCACCGTAATTACTATCAGTAGTATAAACATCTAATTCTTGATAGTTACCAGCAAAAATGTAATTAACACCGTTATACGGCTGTGCAATCATGCCGCGACTAATGCCAACTAAACCCGTAAACAAACTGCGGTAGCCACCTATTTTCTTTGGCTCACCACGTTGAAACCGACACCACACACCATCGGTATATTGATCGTTTTGAAACTGTGTACCGTCGCGTTTAATCCCAGCCGGAATTGCTAGGCTGTAGATTGTAGTATATTGCGAAGTATCCTGTTGCTGATTATCAGCGGCCATTTAGGGGAATATCCCGCCACTAATTAATTGTGGTCTTAATTCTGCGTTTACTGTAACCAATGGCGCTAAAGGGTTATGGTTATCAATCCTAATAATTTCAGTTGAGTTTGCCGATAAACCCAATATTCCAGAGCTATCTAAATACATTCCTGTATGGATATCATTAAGAAACGAAAAGGAGGGTAAGCCAGGGCTACCATTGGTTGCGTAAAATGTTTTTGGAGAAGTTTCTGATAAAAGATATAGATTTTGCCCATCACTAAGCATAGTAACAATATCGTCATACGGCAACACAAACGGTGTTTGCGAACTACCTTGATTTTGAAAGGTAATGTTATAACCAGGTTGATTTGTATTGTTATGGAAAACGTAAAGGTTAGTGATTGCAGGTAATGTTACTGCTAGGTTTTGGGTTCTTGAACCTGATTGTGCAATATACGTTTGAATAATAGGTGCAGAACTTACTAAGCTAAATGTGGTGCCAGGAATAGCGTCCACGTCATAAGTTGCCGCAGTAAATGTTATGGTATTTGGAAGCGAAAAACCAACCGTAATAAATCCGGGACTAACAGAATTAGTATCTAAAAAGATAAAACCTGAATCCCCTGGATTAACATTAATACTTTGATGAGTATCAATTGTGTTTGGCGAAGTCGGTGCAATTGTTAACGTACCTGTACCGTTGTTCCTAAAACCAATGTACCAACCAGTTGATAAATCCTGAATTAAAGGCAAAGTAAAAGTGCCTGTTCCAGATTCCCAAACGTATGTCTTTGCCCGGCTTGCGTCATTAATTGTTGGGGCAGTAGTAACATTGATTACATTTTGCGTGGTAGCCAGTTTACCAGCTACGGTGGCTAATCCAGCGCCAGCTAATGTGGCCGCATCGGCAATTGATGTGCCAGCGCCAAAAGTTACATTACTCCAAACACCAGCAACAGAAGTATTGTTAGTAAGATAAAAATAGATAGCAATACCAACGGGTACAGTAACACTTTGTCCACCAATAAAATCTGTAACAATAAACGAATGCGCACCCAAATTTCTAATAAGAATGTCTGCACCCAAGGTACCCTGATCAGCTTGCGGAAGAGTAATGGTAAGACCAGTTGTAGCAGCAACGCAATCAATAATACGGGCAGCAGGAGGCTCACTACCGTTGACAGTAGAAGGCCAGTAGAGATTTTGACTTGTGCTAAAAGGGAGTGAAAAATAAGATACATCCGTTGGTGTAACAACGGTGCCTGTAAAGGGTGAGGTATAGACGGGGGTCGTTGACATTTTTTATGGTTCCTGAACCGTTACGTTGCGATCTATACGGCGAGTTTTGTCTTCTTGTTTAAGAGCTGCCAATGCGTCTGCATAATAACCCTTCCACATTTGCAATTTATCCAATGCTTTTAAATAGCCTTGGGCTTGCAACAAAGTGCCATATAGCATAGCTTGTGGAGCAATAGCTGTCCATAGATTTTGTTGATTCACTTGATCTAATGGTTGAATCTCGGCGTAGTAAATAATTTCTACTGGATAGTTTTGATCTGGAGCTGGTGCAAAATTCCAGTTACTGTAGTCATAATCAGCATAATACAGCGGTTTACCGTTATCAGATTCTGATAGGTATTGCGCTATATAGTCTTGACTACGAAGCAACACCGGCGCCCCATTAACTTTCATGGATACCGTTTTACGCCAACGTGCTGGCTTGTTAAGCACGGTTTGATTTTGTGCCAAGTTACTTTCCACTACAATTAACTGCAGGTAAGTTTTGAGCTCAGCCGCAATTGACGACTCAGCCAACGCAATCAGATTGGGAATCTGCGCAATGAAGTCTGGATCGTTACGTTCCATGTATTGCTGGACATTGAGTACCAGCGAATCATAGGTCATTATTACGCTCATCGTGTGTAGTAACTTATATTAGGTTGGAAGTAGATTGGTGACTTGTCACGATCTTCGTCTTCAAATTGAGTGCGAGCATCTAGCGCCAGTTTTTCCAAATACGCTACACGGTTTAAATCAATGTTTGGTAACTGCATTGCTAATTTGTGTGATAGAGCTGCTTGGAAATAAGGGATAACACGATCTGGCATGTACAGCTCGTTAGTTAACGAACCGACATCTTGGGGCTGCAATTCCAAAATAAACGAAAACACTTGGAAGTTGTTGTTAGGCACTGGCCACAAATACATCTGTGGCACAATCTGGCGATCAAACCAGTATTGTAATGTGCGCTGACTTGGGAATTGCTTGTTTGGCAACGAGAAATAATCTGTACGATTAAGTCGTGCCATTGGAATAACTTGCTGGCTTTGAGCAAATTGAATTGAGCGCAACGAAAATGTGTTGGCTGTGTCGCGGTTCTTTAATCTGTAGTAATAGAACTGTTGTGTTACGTTGATACCAAAGTAAGCCCAGTTACGGTCAGACAATGTGGTCTCTGGCAACGATTGCCATACAGACCAGTTAATGCCGTCGTTACTGACTTCAAGGTCAAGGTTATATGTAGCAGTACCAGACGGAGCGTAAGCATTAAAGCCAACATAAAATATACGAGTCTGTGGGCTGTATGCTGCACCAAAATAGTTTTCAGATAATGTTGATGTAGCGTGAAGGTTTAAATCACTATTAGTGTTTTGATCAAACAAAATAGGAGCATCTAAATTGTTTACTGGTAACACACTAGATATAGATGGGTTAACAATGTACACCCAGTTTGCTTCTAAAATATCCACGCAGTTAGCAGGCATATCAAGAACTTGCTGGTTGGTCTGTGGTCCCAGTACTTCAACCTTTTGTAACCAAATATTAATACCGCGGTTAGCACTGTTCTGTAAAATATAGAATAGCGCTTGACGCCCAGCATTAATATACTCGGGCGTGATTTCTTCTGCCGTTTTACCAGCATCACGATAGGCGTACGAGATCAACTGATCTACAGTGATCTTGGTTTTGTTGTACGTATTGGAATACGCCATTGTTACCTTCCGCGGCCAGCGGCTCG